GTTTGCCCTAATTTAAGTTAAAAATCCCTACTTGATAGCTTTCTTAAAACATAACTTTTTAATTCACCGTTTTGTCTATCAAGCCATTTTAATAGTCTAGTAAAATTCTTATTTGTTAATGGTCCTTTTCTCGTGTTACATCTTCCACATATCATTTGGAGATTTGGAGGAGTCGAATTGCCACCCAAAGAAAGAGGGAGTATATGGTCACATACCATATTACTAACCAAAAGCCTAGTGTTACAATACCCACACTTTTTCCCATAGACTCTATATAAAAGTTCTCTAACCTCTTCCAGAGATATATCAAATTCAACTTCATATTCCTTACTTCTCCTTTTTAATGTCGACCTAAGTGTAGACGACTTTTTCATTAACCTATGAAACGTTTTTTTAGCATGCGTTCCATGATGTCTTTTAAGTTTTTTACTAAACTTTTTTTCCCATAAGGTCAACCTATTAGGGGACTTGCGTCCCCGTTTAGGCTTGTAGTACCTTTTTTTCTTAAGCTCTACCGTATTCATGACTGTATATTTGCTTTTTCTTAATCTTAGACAGGTTTATCTGCAACTCTATATTAAATAAGCCAAATACCACACTAATGCCATTAAAATTACTATCATTAGTTCGTATCATACCTATTTTTATAAAGCTTAATAATATAAGCATAAATCGGTCATCTAACCAAGCTATTGTTACTAGTTTACTCATCATCATCGACCCTCCTTAGTCTGAATGATGGTGTCCATTCGACTTTAGTGTCAAATAACTCACCATCTGTGTTTTTAAATAACTTAACTGCTCTAGTTTTAGAATCAGACTGTCCGTTTAATCCTATAACTTTTCTTGAAGCATTTTCTATAGCACCTGAACCTTTACCAGCGTACAGGTCTAATACTTCGTTTCTACTGTAATCTCTACTTACCTGAGATATTTGTATTACAATCATATCATTGTTTACTGCCATGTTTGACAAACCATGTGATATATATTTAATCTTTTCGTATTCACCTCTATAACTAACAGGTGTATCTACTAAATCAATATAATCAACAATAACTAATGACGGTTGTAATTCTCTAACTTTGTCAGCTATTTTATCTAAAGTTGGCGATATAGTTTGAACCATTATATGTTCTAACTCTCTGCTATGACGTTTATATAAATTATCATAATCAGCATTAACTTGGTCTTTAGATTTTCCTGATACTACTTGTAGATGCCTTCTATGCATATACCAAGATGACAACTCTAAACTTAGAAACAATGTAGGTATTTGCCATTCTGTTACAATCTTATCATTAACAAAATCTACACCAAGAGCTAGGTTTTGTGCAAATGTAGTCTTATTTGAACCCGTTGGTCCAAATATAGTTACAAGCTCACCTGGATAAATAACTGACTCTTTATCAACACCTAATGCTCTACCTAAGTTTATAGTTTTACCACTAAAATCGGTTGTTAAACGGTCATGTAGCTCTCCTTGCATTTCATCAGATGATTTAATATCTATTAAATAATCTTTTCTTTCAAAGAACATACATTGTGTTTTACAATGTTCTTTCATTATTGTATCTTGACAACCGTATTTATAGTTTCTATTATAAACATTTTCTACCATTTCTATTATTTTACCTTCGTTCATACTTTTGTTATTCCAATGCAACATACATACTTTTGCATAATGACTTGGTATGCCGTGTCTCTTAAAATGGCTTATAATCCTCATAGCCGTTACATGTCTTGCTCCTTCTGATGCTCCTTTATTAAGCATAGATTGAACACATGGTACTATCTTGTTTGGCTCTGATGTTTTGTTTATAATTTGAATATCAGGTACTTCTGTTACAACGGTATGTTCTAACTCTCCGTTTCCTTCTAGTAGGTTATATTTGAAATCAATCCTATTGTTTTTAGCCATGCTTATAATTTCTTCAGCATCTAAATTCATTATTTCGTCCCTGCTTAAGGGAATCTTAAAAAGGTTTGTCTTCTTATTTAAAGTATGTTGAACTCTGTATATACCTGTTCTCATGTATATACTAGAATCAAGATTTGGGACTAACTTTTTTAAGGTTTGCTTTACAATATAAGGCAAATCATTGCCTGGTTTGAAATTGAATAAAGATGCTGATAAAATCAAATGATACCCAGAGCCAGAAAAGTAAGACTGGAAGCTCCCACAACCAATATCTGCCTCTTCTAGCTCTAAGATAACACTTCTTAAGATGTCTAAAGTCTTTTCATCAGTATTTCCTTGTTTGTCTATATCTATAGGTATTTTATCAATATATCTTATACCAAAGAAGTCTTTTAAAGACCCTTTTTCAGCTACATATTCTAACGCTGTATCATCATATAAATATACACTCCTATATAACGGTTGTTCTGTTACATACGAACCAAGGGTATCTACTGGAATTATTATACCTCTATTATTAGGTATACCTTTAGCTATCTCGATATATTTCACAGATTAGCTAAACCACTTCCTGACAGGCCTGATGAAATTTCACTATTTGGTAGTGCATCTGTCATTTCTTTAATATAACCTTTTGATTTCATCCACTCTGCGTCTTTAGCTAACTTATCTTTATTTTCAGATGTGTTTTTCATAACCTTATTCCATACTCTAGTATAGGCTTTTGCTCCAGGAACTTTTGGTTGCTCCTGATAGAAATATCCTATATATTGTAATTTAGGGCTTGAATCACTTTCTAAATGAATAAAGTTATCATTTAAATAATCAGCTATGTTACTAATAGGTTCTCCGCTTGCAGTCTCCCATTTACCATTAACGGTTATACCTGCTTCGCATCCTATCTCTGAAAAGAATTGATATAGTCTTTTTAAACAGGCTCCTCCTGATATTAGACCACCATCTCTTTCAAAAGAACCTTTTATTTGTAGTGTTCTTTCATAATCACTACCTTTTTGTTTTATTTTAGCTTCTAAAAACAAATCTGCCCAATCAAATTGACCTGATTTATCGCTAAATTGAACAATTCCAAACTCGCAGACTCCGTGAAAATCTGCTGGTGAACTGCTTGTTGGCATTTCTGGTTTAAATATCGCCATTACTTACTCTCCTTATATATGTTATTCCAAGTTAATTTAATGTCCTTACCTTTCAAGTGAGGACTTCTACTTCCAGCTTCTAATGCTTCATTTGCTTTAAATGATACCATTAGATTGCCTTTTTCATCGTCTCTATAAACATAACCAATAGCGTCACAGTCTGCCATTAACATGTTTTTTAACTTACCTGTTAAATCTAGACTTTCTGGTTCTACTATTGCTTTACTGTCTACTACGGCTCTCGCCCATTTCCTATGTCCAACGATAATTACATGAGGAAATATCTCTTTTAGGATTTGAACTGTATTCAAAACCTTTTCTCTTACAAGACCAAACCCTTTACCAAAGGCTAAATCTTGTACTGATGACACATTCTCTTCTTCGCACACAGCTTTCTCAGCCCATGTTGCTACTTTATCTATTGTATCTATTGCTACGTATTTGTAGTCGTGACCTTCTTGTGCTGATTTTAATAGCTCAATTAAATCACCTCTGTTTTTTACTGTCTCTACATAACCCTCAATCATATCTGCACCACCTTCAGTGTCTATAATTAGACAATCATCTAATTCACTTAAAGCAGTTGTTTTACCTACTTTAGGTGCTCCATACAATAACATGGTTTTTGGGTTTTGAGAGATAGCTTTTCTTTTGACTTTTTTAAGCGTCATTGCTATTCTCCTATTCTATATGATTAAATAGGCTAGTCTAAATGTTAAAATCTAAACTAGCCCATTATATTACAACATTCTCTTTATTTATACAAGACATTTTTCTCTATACTCATAGTTGGAAAATGAAACGATACGAATCCTTCATATGGTTGTTGTTTGACAATTTTCCTTACTGCATTTGCAATAAAGCTACCAGACATATTACTACAGTAGCTTGTGGCTTTCATATTGCATGGTTCTTCGCTTCCTTCCTCATCTGAGTACCATATATCCTTGTATTTATTTAATGTAGGTTTTAATATTACATATTGTTGATAATGCTCTGCGCCCATACGACCATCTATCAATGCATATGGTTGAGATTGTTTCCAATAAGTAATTGCTTTAACAGCATCTAATCTAGACTTCATGCTGTCAAAACCAAGTATAATTATGTCATTGTCATTCAAATATACATAATTACTAAACATTTCATCCATACATGTTACTTCTACTAAATCATTTATATCTTTTAATTTAGAATTTAACATGTCTACTTTTGCATGTCCTACATCATACAAAGTATACTGTGAAACGCCTACATTGCCTGTATCAACTTTATCATTATCATATAAACAAAAGTTTTCTGCACCCATTCTACATAATTGGGTAGCTGCGGCACTACCTATAGCACCGCAACCTAGTATATGATAATTAAAGTCATTAAGATTATCTACAAGTCCTAAACTTCTCATATTAATAGACATCATAAACTCCAAAACTGTTATTCCAGTTTATAGTTTCAGCCATGTCTTTAGCATTATTGTCATCCCATTCAAACAATTCGCTAGGCATTGTAGACATCAACTTATTCATAAGTTGTTGTTTATTCATTTTATACTCTTTTACTTTGAATGGAAACTTATCTTTTTTACAAGCTTTATTTATTTTTGATACTCTTTTGTTCCATTCCTTGTGACTCATAGTTCCATCCATAAACGCATCTTGAGCATTTTCCATTACTTCAACAAACTCTTGATAAGCCTGTTCATATGCAAGTTCTTCGTTTTGTTTATAAGTCCTTGCCCATAAACTGCGTTGATTTGAATTTCTATTCCAAAGTCCATAACCTGTATTTGAATAAACAGGTTGTTTAGGTTTAGAACATAGTTCTTTATACTGCTTTTCCATAGCTTTTGTTATTTGTATTTTTGGTACTTCTCTTTCTATGGTAAGATTAGTATCTATATGCTGCTCCATAGGTAATCCATTCATGTTCCAGAAACTAACTCTAAACAAATACTCTTCTTTGAGATTAATAACTAATGCCAAAGAATAACTATTGTTTTTCCACGCTTCTATTTCATTAACATCTGTACCGCTCCAAAACGCTCCCATAGTATGATGTGAATGCCACCAAACAAACTTCATGTTTGGATTATTATACTTCATACCATATTTCATCATATACTCACTAACAGCTTCTCCTTCTAGCTCTGTATTAGTACCTGTATTTTCTTGTTTAAGTATTTCTACATCACCAACTTTGATTCTTCCATCTTTTTGTGGTACAGCTGTCATTAAGCCTGATATTTCGTTTTTATCTTTATCATAAGCTATTGTAGCCCATCCTTGTAACTCATACCAATCATCTTCAGATATATAAAATATATCTTTTAGTTCTTTGTTTTCCATTTTCTCTCCTTACTGAGCGTTAGCCCAAGTTTTCATTATCATTTTCATTTCCTCGTCAATATCTGCTGGTACTGCTGGTTTAACTTCTTCTTTAATCAACATATTATGGTTATCTAAATAATTATATAAATAACTATCAAAACCTCCTATTTTTATATAATATTTATACATATTATGAATTATTTCAGTTTTAAATTCATCAATATCAGCATATTCTATACATTCATCACAGCTTCCAATTACATCTCTTACATAATATGAAATACTAGTAACATTATTTTCATAGTATTTAAACATGTATTCTACTAAAAATCCAACCATGCCTTCAATTTCATAAGCTTTATCTGAATCTATAAAATTTAATATTCTATTTGTATTCTTTGATGCAAAACATGTTTCTGCAATAGAACAATTGTATTTATCGCATATTGATTTTTCAGATTTAATTTGAGTGATATAATCTGTGTACTCTCTTTTTACAACTTTTTTTATTGCATTAGAACATGTTGTTTGTATTGATTTAATATCCTGAATAGCTTTATAAGCTTTACTAAAGTTTTCAGGCAATCCAATATGAGTCCTATACGGTTGATTGTATGGATTTGATTGCTTGATATTGTAATATTGAGCCCAATTTATTAAACACATTGATAGTTTAACATAATTGTTTTCTTTACATGCATTTTGTACATCTTCAAAATGATTATCAAGACATACAGTTCCATAAGCACTGTTATCAATGCCTCTAGTTGAAATATATGGATGCATTAAATTATATGCTGATTTATACTTACCAATAGCTTTTATTGTATAAGCTGAACCATTTACCTTTTTACGAAGAGGTTCATGAATAATAATATGAATATCTTCCATAGGTATGTCTTGCAATAAAGAATTGTTCTCATATACACTTAATGATAGCCCTTTTAACTTTATATCTAAATAAAACAAAGTATTAACATTAGAATTGTTTGTCAAATAAATACATGGAGTTATACTCACCTGAT